GCTGTATCTTTAGATACAACTCGTTTTCCAGTATTAGTTAAATTTCCAACACTTAGAGATACCATTATTAAATTATTAACAGATCAATACGATTTGTTTTTAAAAGACATTGAATGGGTAGCACCTCGTCCTACTACATTTCGTATTGTGTTAGCAAACGATCAAGTATTTTACTTGATATTCACTGACAGAACATGGATTGGTAAAGTAGAAGGTAAAAAATATTACTTATTAAACATAAGTGAAGAACAAAATTGTGTTGAATCTATAGCTAGAATATTATCTTACGGTGCTAAAGTAGTAGTAAATCAAAGACTATCATTTGTAGATAAAATTGAAAATATAGATACAGGAACAGATAAAAAATTTGAATATAATTCAACACCATCTGCATTCTCATCCTTAGGTTATTTTATGTATGGTAGTGTAAAGTTTGGAATTAAACCAGGTGAAAAACAAGGTGGAAAATCCGCAGGTTTAGATAATGAAGATAATTTTGTTAGTATTATTAACTCATTATTAGAAGATGGTCCTAAAGATATAAAAATAACAGATGGTGAAAATACAGTAGTATATAAAAATATTACTCAAGCTATGGCTACTGGTAGATCAGTTTCTGATTACTCTAAATCTGATGTTAATTTTTATGATGGTGAAACTGATAAGGGTGGTTTATCTTTGAAAAAAGAAAATGCAATATATTGGGAATCGTCTGATGTCAGATTTAAAAATGAAGTAAGTAACTTAGTCAAAGCTATTACTAGTGGTAAATTAGGTGATGAAATATCTTATATTCCATATACTGATATCAGAGGAAATACAGATCCAGGTATTATTAAAATGTATAATAAGAAAGAAAATAAACCAATTGCGGGTATTATAGTAAAAGATTTACCCCAACAAGATATACAACAAGTTATTTTCGGTAATGATAATGTACCAGTAGCTGTTGCTACTTGGAGATCAAGTGATTTTACTGTTGAAGAAGATACAATTGTAGTTAAAGCTAAAAAGTTATATACTACATTAAAAGATATTGAAAAAGATAAATCACTTCCCGTATTGAATATCAGACATGATAAAACAAGAAGATCATCAAAAGGGTTAAGAGCTTTATTACAAACTGAAAAATCTTTATATAAGGATGAATCTCTAAAGGGCAACAATGTTGAACTTTCATATAACAAAATAATGTCATAATATTTATTGGTATGGAACGTATTAAACAACTTATTCGAGAAGTACTTTCTACCCCACCCAAGAAGGAATCATGTAACTGCGGTTGCCATTCTTGTAAAAATGTAGGAAACAAAGGCCCAGTCTTAAACGAAAGCTTAAATGCTAAAATCGTAATGACTGAAAACATGCAATATCATGTTACTAATAAATTACCACTTACAGAAAATACATTTCGTTACGGATCCCAAGCATTCTTAGATTTATGGGCTGAAGCTCGTTACTTATATTCTCGTAATGCTATTCACGTAAATGATGACGATAAAGAAATTTTACTTGAAACTAATTTAGGTGAATATGGAATGTATGAAGGTAAAAAAGTAGCATTAGATATGCCTATGTTAGAAGATGATTCACTAGCGGCTGATGAAGAAGAAATAGCTGACGAACCTATATCTGAAACTGATAAAAAGAAAAATCCACCAATTGGAAAACCAAAACGTGGTGGCTCTAAAAAGTTTTATGTGTATGTTAGAAATAAAGGTAAAATTAAAAAAGTTAGTTTTGGAGATACAACAGGACTATCAGCTAAAATAAACAATCCTCAAGCACGTAAAGCATTTGCTGCTCGTCATGATTGTAAAAATAAAACAGATAGAACAAAAGCATCATATTGGAGCTGTCGCTTACCTAGATATGCTAAATTATTAGGATTAAAATCATCATTTTCAGGATTTTGGTAATATGAAACTATTAGAACTTAGACAACTTATTCAAGAAGAACTACGTATAGTACGTGAGAGTTCTGCTTCAAAACTTTATAAAGTAGAAGGACTATTAGTAACAAATACTGATAAGAAAACCCAATCCCAAATAATTTCAGATATCAGATCAATCCCAGGCATCACAACAGTAGATGCTCAGGAATATGTTCCTCGTTTACCTAAAAAAGGATACACATACGATAGACTAACTGTCAAGGTCGACCCATACCCATACATTAAAAAAGACGGTAAATTTGATATAGAAACGATTAAACAAGTAATCGCAAGTATTGGTGGTATTAAAGGAATAGTTAAATTTAGAGTTGATAACCCTCAATTAATCAACATTGGGATATGATTAGCCTAATTGAATTACTAAAAAATATTCTTCTAGAAGAAAAAACAAAACGTGACAGATGTTTACGTATTGCTGATCGCAAATTTGATAAACCATCTGCTTATAAATCAGGTGCTGTAGTTAGATGTCGTCAAGGTAGTATTTGGAAAAATTTAAAAGAAGAAGAACAATTAGATGAAAGTAAACAGGTAGGAACAATCTATCATTATACTACCTTCAACTCCGGATTAAAAATACTACAATCTAATCAACTTAAATCTGGAGAAACAGCTGATAGTACAAAATCAAAGCCAGTATTTGCAATATCATTCACTAGAGATAAAAGATTTCACGATAATCATGTAGTTGGATTTGAAGAATCTAGTTTTGGTAATAAACCACAATTACGATTTACAATTGATGGAAATAAACTTAGTAATAGATATAGTGTACAACCCTATTCACAGCAAGGTGCTTTTAGTAAGGATAGAAAGGATTTTGAAGCAGAGGAAAGAGTAATTTCTGATAAAATGTTCACAATACCATTATCTGATTACTTGATTAGTATTGATTTATTAATAGAATATAAGAAACCCTCTAAGAACTCTGATTGGATGGATGAGATCAATTATGAAGAGTATGCACCATTAAGAGCTAAAATTATTAAATTCGCACAAGATAAAAACATACCTATTAACTTAATAGTTAATAAAAATGGTGATCCATGGCCCGATAAAGCTAAAAAAACTATTATACAAAAAATACTTAATTGGTTTAGAATAAAAGAAGCTGACGACCCACAAGCAGGTAAAGCTGCTCCTTACGGCTCAGGCTATTCTAAATTAAAAGACATTATTAGAGAAATTATACAAGAGGACGAATCACTCCGCAAATGGTTCAAGCGTTCAGGTACACCTGGTAAAAAAGGTGGATGGGTAGATTGTAATGCACCAATTAGAAAAGATGGTGAAATAACAGGATATAAAGCGTGTGGTAGAGAAAAAGGAGAAAAACGCTCAAAATATCCTTCATGTCGTCCTACAGCCGCAAAATGTAAAACACCTGGAAAAGGCAAGAAATGGGGAAAAACAAAATGATAAATATATGGATAACTTTGATTTAAGAAAATATTTAGCCGAAGGTAAATTATATGAAGCAGTTATGGCTTGTCCTTTACCTACTCAAAATCTAGAACTAAATACTAAAAATAGAGACTCAGCTATTAAAGCAGATTATATTAAATATGGTCCTTTAAATGTTGATGAACCTGGAGATTACTGGGATGAATTAGCAGAACATTGGGATACAACAGTTGAAGCAGCTCAACAATCTTTATGTGGTAATTGTGCCGCATTTGATATTTCTCCTAGAATGGAAGATTGTATGCCTGGGTCGCTATCTGATGACGATGGTAAATTAGGATACTGTTGGATGCATAGTTTTAAATGCCATTCAGCTCGTACTTGCAGAACATGGGCTAAAGGTGGTCCTATAGTTAAAGATAGTATATCTTATGATTGGCAAGAACGCAAAGGAGAATGACCCCATATACCGACATAGAAGTTACAGATACTTATATTGTTCGTGAATTTAACGAAAATATAGATCCAATCGAATTAATGTGGCATCGTGACAATGAAGACAGAACATTAGAAATAGTTGGTGAAACAAATTGGAGAATACAATTAGACAATAAATTGCCAATCTTACTAGAAAATCATATATTTATACCAAAACACGAATGGCATCGTGTTATTAAAGGAACCGGAACATTAAAATTAAAAATATACAAATGAAATCAACTGAATTAAGACAACTTATCCGCGAATCAATTAATGAATATATTAGTGAAATTGACGATGCAGGAAATGTGGCTGCTTTAGAAGCCAAAATGAATAAAACTCAAGAAGCAATTGAACTTCGTGAGAAAAAAATAACTATGGATGGTTTAGATGAAGCTTATCATGATATGCTTGATAAAGGCAAAATGAAAGAACTTGGTAACGAAGTTAAAGCATTGAAAAAAAGTTTAGCTAAATATGAAAAACAATTAGATAAACTTAAATCAAAAGGTACTAAAACTGAAAAAGCTGAAGATAAAGAAATTGTTGATGAAGTTGAAATTGATGAAACATTTCCTGAATCTGGATCTCAATTAGAAGAAAATGAAGGTAGTGATCTTAATTCAATGTCTGATTATGATCTAATGTCTTATGCCGAAGATGAAGGTATGGAAGACATGATTGTAAGAGATGGTGAAGGTGGATTAGCTAACCGTGAAGAAATCATCGCTGCACTTTCAGAAGGCAGTAATTTACCTTCTGCTCCTTCTCATGAAGAAACTGATGCTAATCAAGTTTATGAAATGTTAACCATGCAAAAAAGAGCAGGTATTATTACTGAATCTCAATATAAAGCTAAAGTAGAAGAAGCAAGAAAATCATCTAAAAAGTAACATATAGACCGATTCATAGCCGATCGCTCGAAAGAGACAAAACATCATGGATCTGTGGCCCATTTTTCGAAAGAAAGGTGGGCCACTTTAATTGGGATTTCAAAATAAAAAATTTTATATTAGGGGGATGGTCTGATGGAAGTTTACCATATGTATAATAAAACAACATGACTAAAATTTACATATTAGAAAGAAATGGAGTTCCGTTTTATGTAGGTAAAACATTACAAGAAATAAAAGAACGCTTTCATACTCATGGTATTAAAAAAGAAAATAGTGAAATAATTGAAATTGATTGCGTTGATGATAAAGAATGGAGATTTTGGGAATCATGGTATATTGAATTATTTAAAGTATGGGGATTTGGATTAGAAAATAAGAATAGTGGAGGAGGAGGAAGAGGACCAGGATGGGTATCATTGCCGGAGCGTGGAATAAAAATAAGTAAAACATTAAAAGAAAGAAATCATTCACAATATTATACAGACGAAGTAAGACAAAAAATGTCTATTCCTCAAAAGGGAAAATCAAAACCATTTACTAAAGAACATAAAGAAAATATTTCAAAAGCCAATTTAGAATCAAAAGGTAAAGTAGTAGAATGTTATGGTTTAGATGGGAAATTTATAAAAGAGTTTAATTGCTTAAGAGAAGCCAAAATTTGGATTACAGAAGAAAAATCTATATATTCACCTAATATTGATAAACAAATAAAAGACTGCTGTAATGGTCGTCAAAAAACATGTCATGGATACAAATTTAAATATAAATAATCAAATGGAAAAAAAGAAAATTGTAGTAGTTGGAGGCGGAGTCTCAGGAATATGTGCTATTACTAAACTAGTAGATAATGGATATCCCGGAGAACTAATTACAGTTATTGATAAAGGTAGCGATCCATACGTTCGTAAACCTGAAGAAGTAATGACTGGATTCATGGGTTGTGGTCTATGGAGCGATGGTAAACTTACCTACCACACAGCAATTGGAGGAGTATTATCTAAATACTGTGGTGAAGAAAAAGCAATGGAGTTAATGGACCAAGTTATTCAAATGGTAACTAGATTCCATCCAGATCCTTCCCAAATTATGAAATCGGATCCTCAAGCAGAACCTGACTTTATTAAACCCCATTTTGGTCTCCGTTTATTTCCAGTATACCACATAGGTACCGATTATTTACATGAAATAGGAAAACGTTGGTATGACTATCTTGTAAGTAAGGGTGTGAATTTTTTATGGGAAACTGAAGTAAAAAATATAAATTTTGAAACTAATTATATAACTTATTCTTATAATGAAGATAATAAAGAATGGCATAATGCAATCTTTGGAGATACTATAATATTTGCAGTAGGTAAATCAGGTATTGACTTTGGTAAACAACTAGCAGATGATTATAAATTACCTACAGAACCTAAATCAGTACAAATAGGTGTACGCTTTGAAGCACCACAAAAATATTTTCAAAAATTAATTGATGTATCATACGATTTTAAACTATATCAAAAATTCGATAACGTATCTCTACGTTCATTTTGTACAAATAATAACGCAGCTTATGTGGCTGTTGAGAATACTTATGGGGATATAAGTTATAATGGGCATGCTAAAAAAGGTGAAGAATATCGTAATGATATGACTAACTTTGGTATTCTAATGGAAATTAAAGGTATTGAAGATCCATTTAAATGGAGTAGAGAAGTAGTAAATGCATGTAATATAATTGATAATCAAACAGAAGAAAAATTAGGAGGAATATATTATTCTCCAAACCAAACTAGACAACCATCAAATACATCAGAAGGAGAAATAGTTAAATCTCAAGCAATACCAGAAGAAGTATTACCTTTAATAAGATCAATATTTGGTGGGTATTTTGAATATATTGAAAATTTCATTGACCAAATGAATGAAGTATTTGAATTTGGAGATGATTGGGGAATGTATATCCCAGAAGTAAAATATCTATCTCCTGAACCTTTAGTTGATTATACCAACTTAGCATTAACTGAGTATCCAAATGTGCATTTTGTAGGAGATGCCTTAAGTGCACGTGGTATTACAGTAAGTGGAGCACATGGAATTTATGTTGCAGAAGATTTATTGCAACATAAACTTGATGAATATCCGGATTTCATAGAACACTATTAAACTTTGTCATAGTTTAATATATGTATAACAAAAACATATTTAAAACTCAATGGAATTAAGAAAATACATCCGCGAAATGGTTGAGGCTGAGCTTGATGAAATGGCTCGTATCTCAACAAACATCAAAATTGGTGATCCTGAAAAAGCAGCTATCGCAAAAGAATTATATGCTGGAACTTGGTACGGCGATATGATTGACTATGTTGAAGAATCAGGAGCTACTGGCATTCCCCAACCTGAACTAGCAAGAATGTTAGGAAAATCAGGACAACAGGCTATCAATCCTAAAGTTAGGGATTTTCTTGAATCAAACATTTTCACTAAAGGTGAATTGTCTATTCCTAAACAGGAAAAACCAGAAGCTAGTGGTATTAAAGGTCGTCCAACTTCCGAAAAAACATTAATGGCTAAGGACGTTAATTCTAAGATGGAAGCAGATGGTAACTACGAACCAACAGAAGATGAATTAGCAATGTTAGGAGCTGAGTTTGTTGAAAAACTTAGAGCACGTGTTAAAGGTACTTTAAGACGCGGTCGTCCTGCAATGCCTTCTAAAGCAAAAGATGGTATGATGGCAGCTATGAAAAATATGGCTAATGCTGAAGATACAGATATGGATGGAGATGTTGATGACGAGGATTTAGATGATATTGCTGAATCAACTTCAATTAATGAATCATTTACTCGCATGCAAAAATTAGCAGGTATTATTAAGTAAATTATATTAAACAAATTTTAAATTGAGGACTTGGATTACCAAGTCCTCTTTTTTATATTCAAGTAAAATAAAAGTTATATGAGCAATAAAAAAACAGATGTTAAGCGTATTAGATCCACAGATGGAATTATCCGCTATGTTAAAGACGGTAAGTTACATAACGCAGAAGGTCCTGCAGTAATTCATCCTGATGGTAAAGAAGAATACCATTTAAATGGTTTTCAATATTCAAAAGATGAATTCAAAATGATTAAAAAAGATGGTAATGGATTACCATTTTACAAACAATCAGGAACTAAAATGCGCCATTAACATGAAGATCGGATTTACAGGTACAGTAAGTGTGGGAAAAACTACACTAGTTAATTCATTAAAAGAACTACCAGAATTCAAACATTATGATTTTGCAACTGAACGTTCAAAATACTTACGTGATTTAGGTATTCCTTTGAATACAGATAGTACATTAAAAGGACAAACAATTTTTCTATCTGAAAGATGTTCTGAGTTAATTAGACACAATATTATAACTGATCGAACAGTTATTGATGTTATGGCATTTACAACATGTGCTGAATCTATAGATACATATCATAAAGATGCGTTTGAAGATTATGCATCTAAATTTATAGAGGAATACGATTGGATATTTTATGTATCACCAGCTGGAGTGTCTATTGAAGATAATAATGTACGTACTACAGATGAAAAATATAGAAAACAAATTGATTTAACAATTAAATATCTATGTTCAGCACATTTACATAGAATTAAAAACTTTGGTATAATCGCGGGTACTAATGAAGATAGAATTACTCAGATAAAATCTTACTTGAATTTGTAATATTTATAACAAAATCTCATTAAATGAAACGTAAAGAACTATACAACTATATTCGTGAAGAAATTGTAAATGAACTATCTGAAGCAGGTACTTACGCTGGTAATAAAGCTGTTGATGATATGAAAAAAGATACTGACTATAATACGTTAAATAGTCTAGCTAAGGCAGATTCTGAGAAAAAACTTAGAGCTGGAGGTAGTGTTACTATTGGAGAAATGGCTCGTACCGCAAATAATATTAAACTTGGAGATCCTGCTAAAGTAGCTTTAATTAGAAAACTATATGGTGGTACATGGAAAGGAAATATGTTAGATGTAGTAGAAAAAGCAGGTGATGAAGGTATTTCCCAACTTGAACTAGCTCTAGCAGTTGGCAAAAAATCACAACCCGCAATTAACCCTGCAGTAAGTGAATTTCTTAAAGTAGGTGCATTTGCACTATCTAAAATTGCAGGTGCAACTGCAGAACCAACTATTGCTCCTTCATCTGAAGAAGAAGAATGGATGGCAGATGCGGATGCAAAAGATGATTGGGAAAAAGCAGAAGATGAAGATTCAGATATGATGGATAAAGGTCCATCGGCTGCAGATATCAAAGCCGCTGAAAAAACAGCAGTAAAAGTATCAGGTGGTAAGGGATATGCTAAACAACTTTCTCCTGAAGACGAAGAAAAATATATTCGTTTAAGAACAGGTATTGAAACTAAAGTAGCAAAAATTATGGCTCTTCAAAAACCAAAAAGATCAGCATCAAATGATATGCAGGTACTTAAAGCCTTAATTAATCGAGATGATGTTAAAAAATTATTCAAAGCTAAAGGTGTCAGTTTAACTGACTTAGTAGCAGATATCATATCATGATAAATCAAAACCGATTTTATTTAATTATCATAGGAATACTAATCATAGTCCTATTAATGCAGAAATGTGGAGGGGGATGTAATTTCGTCCCCGTTCTTCCACCTCCTATAACCATTAGAACAGTAGATACTGTTTATACAGTGGTTACAAAGGAGATTCCTGTTTATGTCCCAAAATGGAAAACACATATAAAGTACGTCCATGATACAACTAGAATCGTGGATACGGCGTATGTTATTGGGGACTACTATTCCACTTATTTTTATCAAGATTCATTAATTAATGACACACTGTGTTTTTATATTAATGACTCAATATCAGAAAATAAAATCAAATCAAGAGATTTAAAATATATAATGTCTTTTCCAACAATAAAAATCACAGATGTAGTAATTCAAAATAAAAATGAATACTATGTTGGTTTAGGATTAATTGGAAATCAGAAAGGTATCAATTATTTTGGTCCCGAATTTTTATTAAGAACCAAGAAAAAAGATGTCTACGGAATAGGAGTTGGACTAGATGGAAATCTACAACCAAATCTAAGCCTAAGGACATATTGGAAAATAGGTAAAAAATGAGTCAAGACCTCAAACAAATAATAAGAGATGAATACATTAAGTGCGCTCAAGACCCGGCGCACTTTATGCGTAAATACTGCTATATACAAAATCCAGTTCGTGGACGCGTAATATTTAATTTATACCCATTTCAAGGTAAAGTACTTAATTTATGGAAAGAAAATCCATATTCAATGGTACTTAAATCTAGACAATTAGGTATATCAACATTAGCAGCAGGATATTCCTTGTGGTTAATGACGTTTCATAAAGATAAAAATATTCTTTGTATAGCTACTAAGCAAGAAACAGCTAAGAACATGGTTACTAAAACCAAGTTCATGTATGATAATTTACCTTC